CCTTAAATTTACCCGCTGCCGGTTTTTGTTGTTGCTTTGGCGCATGATGAGTTGTTTTTGGTTCATCAGTTTTACCAAATCTGCTTGCAGTCTTCACGTACACTGGCCCTTTGAATTTCATACATTACTCCTTAAATTTACCCGCTTCTGCGTAGTCCAACACCATCAAAAACCAAGCTTCGGCGTCTTTGCCGGATACCTGCTTAAATCGCTGATAATCTTCATGCGACAGCATGAAATATACCGGCCACCCGTCACGGTCGTCGCGCCTGTGGCCGATGTCCGCGCCGAAATCAGGCGGCAGTTGCGGTGCTTGGTCGTCAATTCCGTGAGTATTATCATTAATTTTATCACCTTGCAAGGAATTTTCCACAAAATCAGCGGAAAGCTTGATGCTTGCCGCGAGCTCCTGAATCCGTAGCGGTTGCTTGCCGGTAGCGGGTAATTCGGCGATAAACGCGGGCAGTTGCGCCGTGAAAACGCCAGAAATCTCAGGCGAATTGGCGACAATATTGGCGAGCCGTTCTTTGTATTCGCTCCACTCTACCATTCTGACGGCGAAAACGTGGCCGTCCGGTGTGCGAATCGCCCCGTCTATAATTTCCAAATCACCGTATTTATCTCTCAACCTAGAAACGCGCTGGTGGCCTGTTACGAGGTTTTTAGTAAGCACGTTGTAGGTTATCCCTGCCAAGTCGCCAAACTCGCTTATAGAGGCTTCCAAGCCGTTTTTAGCGGTATCGCTGATGTGTCTTATATCAGCGTTGTACGCTGCTGGCTTTAAATCTGATATTCGCATGTGAAAAATTCCAGTTTTTAAAAACCCTGTAGATATGGAAGTACCCACCTATACCCTGGCCTATGTTCGCCTGCGCTGCCAAATACCCACCCCCGTATTAATCGCTACATTCAGCGCTACATACAGCGCTAGAGGCGCACCGCACCGTGCTTTGTGCTGTCTAGTTTAGGCAGTGAGCCAAGCTTAAGCGCTCCCTAAATGCGGGTATTTTTGACGGTATCCTGAAAACCAAGCCAGAAAAATTCTAGCTATATCAATAACTTAAGCTGCCAGTATGGTAGATGGTACATCATCCATAGACAAAACTTTTTTGAACTCGCTCGCCCGGTTGTCCCTACTTTTTGTGTGGTTTTTCGCGAATCCCCAAACATCCCGTATTTGCTTAGTCTGTATCGTATGTACTATACTAAATACTTAGGTAATGTTGAAGGGAAAAGTAGCGAAAATGCAACAGAGCGAGCTTTTTAGCACGGTTCAAGGCTTTGAGGAATACGCGAAATATAATCGCGGGTTATCTGAGCGAACCGTAGCAGGGTATGTCTCCACACTAAAGCACCTGCAAGCCTTCACAGGTAAGCACGATTTCGCCCTCATGACCTCCAAAGAGCTACATGCTTATGCTGGTATCTATCTGCATCAAAAGGGTGTTAAACCCCGTTCCAGGCGCATTCATGTAGCAGCGATTCGCACGTTCTATAAATGGTTTTCATCTCGCACAGGCATCACCAACCCCGCAGAAGAGCTACCTTACCCGCAATATGGCAAGCCACTATCCACCTATATCGAACCCGGCTATGCTGAAAAGCTCATCATGTCCCGTGGTATCGACACCTTCATCGGCCTCCGTGATACCCTGCTTATCATGCTGTTTTGCTCTGGCTTGCGAGTTGGCGCAGTGGTGGGTTTGAATGAATCGGATTTGATTTTTGAGCGTGGCAGTCACGGCGAACAACTTAGCATCCGCGTGACGAAACGGCGCGGCAATAAGTCTAGCGATGGCATTATCCCTATGCTCGATGAAGTCTGGGTGATGATGCGGGCCTACCTCGGCCACCCCGACCTGCAAAGCATCGACCGCCTGCTCGAAAATGGCGACAAGTTGTTATTTCCCAACACCGTCAGACCGTGGCGCGTGCCCGAAGAAGACTGGCGCGGCGAAAAACGGCGACTAGGCCGGCAACAATGCTGGGTCATGATACAAACGGCGGGCGAAAAACTGGGCATCCCCAAGGACAGGCTTCACCCTCACGCTTTCCGTCACCTGTTTGGCCTCAGCCTGTCAAAAGCGGACATCGCCACGATAACCCGGATGCAGTTGCTCACGCACAACACGGCGGCGGCCAGCGAAATCTACGACCACATGAACACGGCCCTGGCGCGGGCAGCAATGGAACGCGCCAATCCGTTCAAGGGCATGCTCACACCCGGCAAGGCGTTGCTGAATAGTTTGAAGGAAAAGAAGAAGGAAGAATGACCGGAGCGGCTGTCCGGTCATGTGGGAATGGTAAGGGCTAAGCTTTCGCCAAGTCCAACAGCTTTTTTAGCCCTTCAGCCTGGGTCAGCTTTTCGCGCTTTAACCAGGCTTTCATACGGATATTATCGTCTGCGTATACTTCCAGCGGATAGCTGGTTTTTCCTGTCCTTTCCCGGTATGCTTGGCGCTTTTCTGGTTTCCCCAGGTTATCAATCATAGCTCCCCCTGATTATGCTGTGTTGTCCGCGTATTCCAAACTTTTATCGCTATTTTTCTTTCTGGGTCTAAGTCATACTGCATTTTTGCTCCGCAATGCGTACAAACGACGCCCCTTTCATCAGGCGGGGTATGCGCTTTACTACCGCAAAATGGGCATGGCAACAATGTTAGTGCGTTAATCATTTGCTTGTACTCCCTCTCGCCGCATTGAGTAGCGAGTTTTTTAGCCATCTTTTCATGCGTCAATATACCTGTCATACGCATAAATAAACCCGGTTACAATGCCCTTACATGTTTGCTCATCATCTTTGGGGCAGTCCACTGTAACTTTATAAAGCAGCGCTTGTTTCTCGCATTTGACCGTAAACCCATTGGCCCGCAGGCATTTTGCTACACCGTCAGCGCGTTGTTTTTCGCCATAAGTAAATTGCATGTCACAGCGTCGCGTCAGTTTCAGGTAAAAAATACCAGCCATCATTATCACGCTCAACAGTGATACCAAATCGTTCAACTTTTTGACCGTAATTAACCGGGAACCCGTCCCATGCTTCAATCAGTCTTTCATAATCGTCTTTGCTTGCGCTCATGGCTTCAAAAGCTTCGTTAAGCGTTGCGAAATATGCTGTTCTCATGACCTTTCTCCGACAGTTAAAAAAATCACTTACCCTATGGCTTAAAATTATAGTAGAGTCCTGTAGGACTGTCAAGAAAAAAAAACACCAATTTTTAAGCCAAAAAAAACCCGTCTCACGGACGGGTTGTACCACTGACAAAAGAATGGATGCTCTTCAGTTAATGTATATAGTATATACCAAATATACTAAAAATGTTACCATTTCAAAAAGCTTTTCTAAACCAGGTAACGCGCCATGAACACCACCCCGACCATCATCCTCCCCCCCGGCTACACCGACCGCAACACCAAACGCGGCCAATACGGCAACGCGGTCAAACCCGCAGACACCTGGCGCACCCTCTACCGGCGCACATGGGTAGACACCGACCTCCGCGTGATAATCGAAAAAATCCGCGAAATGGACGGCCAAAACGGCAAGGTTGGCGATCCCCGCGTCAAACGCATTCACAGCAACACCTCCACCTACATCGCCAAAGGTGGCCTCTCTCTCTTCGGCGCGGAGCGCGAACCCCGCATCATGCGCGAATGGCGACTGTTTCAGCGGCGGTTACGCCTGGACACCATCCCCAAGCTCAAAAGCGATGCTCGGCAATTCGTCCTGCAAGGCAACCTCGCCCTGGAACTGCTCACCGATGGCGACACCGTCACCGGCTTGGCCTCCCTTCCGGCTGATACCATCGTGCCCAACGTAGACGAACGCGGACGCATCCCCGACCCCAAGAAAGCCTATATCCAGTGGGATGTCTACAACGGCTTTGCCGAGACCACCTTCAGCCTCGGCACCCTGCTCCTCGCCCGCCTAGACCCGCCCAACTACGACGACCTCGGCGCGTTTGGCCGTCCCATGCTCGATGCCTCCCGCGACGTGTATGAAAAGCTGATTTTTTCCGAAGAGAAACTGGTGCAGCGGCGGGCATCCCGCGCCAGCCTGCGCCTGGCGCACATCATGGAAGGCGTGACCACCGAAGAGCTTGAAGCCTACCGGCAAACCATCGAGGCCAACCAATACCAAGGCCACGACACCGACTACTTCATGAACCGCAAAGGCGCGATTCAACCCGTCCAAGGCGACGCGGCCCTGTCCGACATCGGCGACGTGATCCACCTCATGAACATCTTTTTCGCCTCCGCCCCCGCGCCTTCCGGCCTGTTCGGTTGGGGCCAAGAGCTTTCCCGCGACGTGCTGCAAGAGCTAAAGGATGCCTTTTTTGTCGAAGTCGATGCCTACCAGGAACACATCGCGACGGTCTACCAAGAAGCCTTTGAAATCCAATTGGCCCTCAAGTGTATCGACCCGCTGAACTATGATTTTTACGTCGAGTACAACGAACCCCGAACCCTATCCGACAACCAACGTGCAGACCTTGCTCTCAAAGATCAAGCCCTGGGGATGCCACGCACAACCGTAATCCGGACTCGCGGCTTCAATCCAGCGGAAATCCAAGAGTTAGTCCGCGCCGAAGACGCCAACCCAGAAGCGTTTTTTCCCCCGCAAACCATCACCACCAACAACGGCCCGGCCACCAAACAACCCAAAGTCACCGTCAGCCCAGAAGCGGCAGGCCGCGGCCATTCCCGCACTGACATCAGCAATTAATAATTAATAATTAATAATTAATAATTAACAATTGACAATTGATAACTGTCAATTGTTAATTGTTCAAACCTCCACCACATCAACATCACCGGGTACTCGGCCAATGCGCCCGGCGTTGATGACCACCTCATCACCCACCACCAAGCCAGCAGCGTTAAACACCTGCACCGCGCCGCCCACCGACACCGACACATTGCCCCCATCGACGGCGGTAACGACGCCCCGCGCCCGTTCAGAGACCCGTAACTGCGAACGCAACTTGCCGACCGGGTTCATACCCGCAACCCCCGCAACACCGTGACCGGGAACACCCCGTTATCACTCGCTTCCAGGCCATGTGATACCGACTGCACCACCCCGCGCCACACCTCACCCACCACCCTGTCGCTGGCTTCGATGATATGCGACGGCCTGATCGTCGGGTCATGCAAAATCGTCAAGGTAAACGGCCTTGCGCCGCTGACCTTGTCAAGCTCCACTCGCCCCCGCGCCTTTGCCACCTGCGGCGTATTGCATAGCGGGTCATAGATTGCCGGAGCCGGGTAAATGCCAGGCCCTCGGATGCACTTCAGCTTCATTGGATTTCTTTCAGGTAAATAGCGACATGGATTGACCACGGCGCGACCGTGGAGAAGTTCACCGTATCGCCCAAAATCGTCGCCCTGCTCGGCGTTTGGATTCGGCACAACCGCGCCTTGGTCTTGTACTCAAGCTCGTAGACCGTCGGCTTGCGGATGACCTTCAATTTCGCCGCCTTAACCGTGTCGCTGTCCGTTGGCAAGATTTGTTCGCTGGCCTTGACTTCACTCATGGCGAAAGTCAGCAGGTCATCTTGCAGCGCGGCGTTGCCGTCGCCGAAGTGGGTTAGCGGGTTGTTGCCGATGTTCTTGGCCGTGAAGGTGTTAGCAATGGCCTTTTTTCCCAGTTGCTTACTCTCCCCGCGCTGACTGAATACGACGCCCTCTTTTTGCGTGATGTTCACCACCCCGTTTGACACCGTGCCAATGCTGACCGATGCCCCGTTAATCTCGGACACCGAAGTATTGATATAGTCGATGTCGTACTTGTCGTGGTCGAAGTACACCAGGAACGCGATAGCGTCCCCCGGCTGAAAGTTAGAAGTCCGCCCCCCCAGGCGGCGGGCATTGTCGCCCCCGTCCTCCGCGCTGCGGGTATCAATTTCAGCCGAAGCGCTGCCGTCGGTAGCACCGCCGATTTCAAAGCTAAAAGTTGCGGTTGGCAGTGGCATAGTGACCTCGTGTTAATGGTGAATGGTGAATGGTGAATGGTAAATGGTGATTTCTCTTTTTCCCCTCTCCCTTGGGAGAGGGCTAGGGTGAGGGTGCTGGAAACGGCTCTGCGCTGTGTTATCTGCGGTGCTGGTAAACCTACTCCACCACTAAAAACTGCGCCAATTCAGGCACCTGCAACCCATGCTCGACCGGGAACGCATAGCGACGGCGCAAATACTTCACCACCACCAGGCTATACCCCGCGCTGGCGGCGGTGAGGGTTTGACTATCCTGCTCCCAAGCCAGCGCCCCCAGTTTGCGGTGCTGATACTCATACTGAAAACTCGAATACACCGGGAAGCGCGTCTTGCCTTGACCGGCCTGAAGCTCGACAACCTCTTCGACCTCGACCAGTTCAATTTTTGGACTGCGCAAAACGATACTCGGATCGCCTGTGCATTCAAGTTCAAAATCCGAACCCCATACGCGCCACGGTACGGCGTACAACGTCAACACCCCAACATATTGCCCCGTATTGGCAAAGTCCGCGTTATAACTGGCCTGTGACCCCGTTTCGCGGCCTTCTTCGTCGGTTATAATAATGCTGTCGAACACCTCCTCCGGCTGGTCTTCAGTGTAGTCCAAAATATGCAGCCTGTCATTATAGACAGCATCCGGCGTGACATCGAACAGCGCATTAAACGCCGTCGTGCCAGTCTCATACACCACGGTCAACGACCCGTCCGGGTTCGACTGCACCACCGCCCCGGCAGCGGCGGCAATGGCGCGGATCACGTCGCTGCGCTTGGCACTGTCGGCAATCAAGCGCCCGGCCTTGATAGGCCAATCCACCACGCCCCAATCCACTACCACACCAGCTACCTCTTCCACCGTGTCGCCGGCATTTTGCCCCGTCCAAATTTTAGACACCACCTCATCGGCCAGCAGCACGGCGGGCGAAGCAACCCGCAGGGTGAAACTCAATTCGCCGCTATCGCCATTGTCCCCGTAAGACCTGGACAGCACGATCAAGAGATAGTCCAAATTTTGAACTCGTAGCGTGACCTGGTCACCGGCTTGAATCCTGGCATAGTCCGCTTGCCGTGCCAAGACCACCCGGCCTTGCCAGTATTGGCTGTCGATGTCGCTGGAAATTTCGTAGTCCAATATTTGAACCGTGCGATCATTGTGGACAAGATAATTCTCTTGCGTAACAACGGTCGTGGTCGGCGGTTCCCCGGCGAATGGCAAGGGCAATGCAGCTTGAATAATGTCCTTGTCTGGAGCCTGAAACGGCAAGCGCATCGCCGCTTCTACCACCACCGCAAAGCCAAACGGCAACACCAGCGCCGCCTCGGTAAGCCGTACCGACTCAAACGGCAACACCAGCGCCGCTTGTACCTGATTCGCCCACGGCAAAGCCAATGCCGCTTGTATCACGTCCGGCGTTGCCGCAAAGCTCAGCACCAGCGCCGCCTCGGTCGCTACCTCTTGACCATAGGGCAGTACCAACGCGGCTTGGGTCGTGTTGGCGAAGGGCAAAGCCAGCACGGCTTGAACCACGTCCGGCGTACTGGAAAAGCTCAGCACCAGCGCCGCCTCGGTCGCTACCTCTTGACCATAGGGCAACACCAACGCGGCTTGGGTCATGTTGGCGAAGGGTAAAGCCAGTGCCGCTTGTACCACGTCCGGCGTACTGGCAAAGCTCAGCACCAGCGCCGCCTCGGTTGCCACTTCCTGACCAAACGGCAAAGCGAGTGCCGCTTGTACCTGACCCGCCCACGGCAAAGCCAGCACGGCTTGCACCACGTCCGGCGTGCCGGTAAAGGCCAGCACCAGCGCCGCCTCGGTCGCCACTTCCTGACCCCACGGCAAATATAACGTGGTCTCAATCGCACAGCGCCACGGCAAGCTAAGCGCAGCATCGACCGGCGACCCGAACGGCACCCGCAGCGCCGCCTCATGCGCCCCAACAAACGGCAAAGTGATCGCCGCTTCAGTCGGTGCGCTTTGGAACTGGCTGAACTGTCCCGCAATGGCGGTACGGTCTGGGATGCTGGTGACTTGGGTGAATTGGCTGTAAAAGCCTGCCAAATCGCCAATGCTAGTGACTTGTGTGAATTGACCACCAAGCCAAGCATTGTCGCCTATGCTACTGGCTTGGCTATATTGCCCGTCAAGTGTGGCCTTGTCGGTGATGCTATCGGCTTGGGTGAATTGCCCGGCATGGCTGGCTTTGTCGGCAACGCTACTGGCTTGGGTGAATTGGCTGTTGAATCTTGAAACTGATGCCAGAGGCAATTCAGCCTGATAAATATTACCCGTTGTTACCGAGCCAATATATAAGCGCTGTTCTGCTGTTACTTGTTGCGGCGCTGTAATTCCTGTGATGTAATTTGTTAAGCTTGAGCCATCTGTTTTTATTGAAATTATTTTATTATCTGAGTAGCTGCTGACGTATAAGACATTGCCGTTTATCGCAACTCCCGCCGCGCCAGCTACGCTTGCCAAATTAGTTTTGCTGATGCCATCCCACTTGGTGATGACATTCGCCCCAAATTGCGCAACATAGACATTCCCGCCGCTGTCGGATACTGCGAAAAATGGGTTATTTAAAGCTGTTACAACGTCATTTAGTGTTGAGCCATTCCAGCGCTGCACCTTGTCGGTGCTTAAGTTTGCAATTAATAAATCGCCGCTAGATTCGACAAAAACGCCAGTGCAGCCAGTTACGGCGACAACATTAGAAACACTTCCTGCTGTAGTTATCTTTTTAACATAATTGGCTGAATAGTCTGCAACATAAATATTCCCGCTTGCATCTGGATACAGCGAATAAATGCCACTAAATCCGCTTGCAAATGTTGAAGGTGTACCGCCATCTTTGTGTAGTTTATAAACTGTCGTAGTGTTGGCATAATAAACATAGTCTCCATACCGGCATACTGCGCGGGAGTTAGTGCCGGGGGTGGAAAATATCGTAGCGGTAGGCATATTTAATTCCTTTTGTCTGAATCAGGATTTACCGGATTAAAGGATTATCATGATGGGGGAATCCTGCTAATCATAAAATCCTGTAAATCCTGATTCTGACCCTTAAGCCGCAATCGCCGACAAGCCCAACGCAAACACATCATTAGTCACCTCCGCATACTCCCCGGCGGCAATGGTGCGCTTGATGTAAAAACAGCGATAGTCACCCGCTGCCAGCGTCACTTGTAAGCCTGTCGCTTGGGTAGACGGCGCGGAAAACGTCACGTCACCGCCTGCGGGCGCGGTGTTTTCGTCGGTCAAAGTCGGCGCGGTGGCATTGTTGCCCCCGGTATACAGCCCGATTTCCAGCGTACTATCGCCGCCCGGTTGGTTGGCAATCCATAAAGACACCAGATAGGCGCTTGCGGCGGTGTTCTTCAGCGCAAAGACCCGGTATTCGGTATCCCCTACAAAGCCCTCGACGCCTGCAATATCGTCAAGCAGGTTGTTGTCCACATTGGCGATGGTGATGGTATCACCCGCCGCGCCGACGGGCAGGCTTGCCGCCGTCACCACGACCTCGACGGTGGCAATGCTGTCGTCGTCTTTGAGCCAATACGTGCCGTCGCTGCTGACATTGACCGCCGCGCCGAGCGTGCCGTCGCCGTCATCCCAGGCTAGATTCGTGCCGTCGAAATCCAGCGTGCCGTCGCCGGTCACGTTGCCCCGGATGATGTCGCCAAATGCCACCCCGGTGATATTGGACAAGCCGCTGGCAGTCTGCGCCGCCACGGCCACGGATGAAACCACCCCGCCCAGGCTGGTGTCTGGGTCGCTGTTGGATGCGCCCCCGGTATGGAGAATGATGATGTTGTCGATGTCGGACATGGGTGCCTCGTAAATAATTTATGAGTAGCATGGGTCAAATAAGCTGACGCCATCAGACCCCGTTATTTCCTGTTTTTTAGTAAAAATCGTCGCCCTGTTTATATACTCAGAAAGCTTTTCAGAAACAGGTATTTGTTTACTTGTTGATGTATTTACTATAACTTCACATGGATAAGGCGGGTATTCTGCATGATAATTCACCTCAAAATATCTTAACAATGAAAACCCATTTTTAGTTCCACTAGCAAAAGTTACGGCGTACCCAGACCCTACAATTGTAATGCTGTTGCAATCACCGCCGAAATATTCAAAGGGGTCTGTACCTGGACAAATAACTGCAATATCGCCTTGAAACTCATAAATTTGGCAGACTGAAGGAATGGCAAATGGCCCCGCATTTGTGTAGTTTACGCTTATGCTAAAGTCAGGAAGCAGCACTTCTTCAGTAAATAACAGTTTTTTTGGTTCAACGCCGTAATTATAAACCTTGAAAACAGCCTTGTTTGTTTTTGTTTGTGAATGGGAATGAGAGGTGTACCACTTGCCGACGGTTGTTTGCCCCTCAGAGCATTCTCCATCCTTCGCGCCAAATGCCCTGACCACTTCTTGATAGGTAATTACAAAAGTTTTTTCGATTTCGATAAATTTTGGGAAAGCAGGAAACCTCAACACCCTATCAAACGGCCTCGTCATTTGAATATTGCCGCCAATCACCCGCCCGGTGTTCATCAGGTACGCTCCGGCCTGTTGTCCTCGGTGGCGTCGTTGCCTTCCTCATAACGCTGGCGCGTGATATTGCCCAGCGGGTCTAAAAATACCGCTTCGATGACCCGTTCATATTCCCCATAGTCCTCAGCATTACTCACCGCATCGTCAGCATAACGGCGGTAGCGCTTGCGCTCTTCAAAAATAGCGACCTTGGGGAGTTCCTCTTGCGACAAGTCCATAAATTCAGGCTGCGGGGGTTGCCATGCCCGCGTTGCCACCCGCTTGCCGTTGGTGTAGAACAGTTCGATACTCGGCACACGGTAGGGCTTGAAACGGATTTTAGGGAACAGCTTAAGGTATACGTGCGGCGCTTTGGCGTAGTCAAAATCGGTCTTGTTCTTATTCGCTCTGATCCAGTCATTGTCTTTTTTCTGGAAATCATAGCCGATGTCGTTATCAGTCAGGGCGGAATTATTTACCACGTCATCATTTTTATAATCCTTCACCAGCGTGCCGACCCGCTCAATCCCACCCACCACTACCTCATAAGGGCGGCGTGGGTCTGGGAAGTCATAGAACAATTCGAACGCGGTATAACTGACCTGGTACTGCACCACCAGCGAACCCCATACCGGCTCCTTAGAATAAAAGGTTTTCCCCCGCTTGGCTTCGTATCCCTGGCGTGCGGCGGTACGTTGCGCCCAGCTATCGCTCCACCACTTATCACCCGGCGAATAATTGACCGGGCGCACATCGGCAAACGTGCCGTCCTGCTTCAAAAAGCGCGTCCAGTTGATGACTGATACTGCCGGGTCGTCGTACCAATACCGGATCGTCTGCTCGGTATCACCGTTAAAATTCAACACCTCGCGGAATGTTGCGGTACGGCGGCCAATTCGGCGCAGTTGCTTGGTTAAGGTGTGCTTGCCGCGATTCCCAGACACGCAATAAATGCGCTTGTATTCCTGTTTGCCGAACTTAAAGCGGAAATAATACTGGCTACCCGCGCCCGTGTTGCTGTCTTGCAATTGATGCAAGCGCCCGTCGCGTTTGCCGTCGCTGGCCTTGACATCAAAGCGCCCACCACGTCCGGCGTAGTATCCCGCGTCTTGTGTTTCTGGCAGCGGGGGCAACTGGTAGGTGTTTTTGTCAGCCTCCACACAGTCCGCAATGACCGAGTTATACGCGATCATCTTCTCGTCGTTGCCGACATCGCTACCTCCGGACAAACACACCCAGCCAAACATGGTAGATGCATAAGCCTCGCAATCATCGTATTCAGAAGGCCCATAAACCCGTATCACCTGCCGCCCGAATCGCGCCAGCTTAAGCGCTGGCGTTTGCTTAAGGCATTCTACCCCGTCATCAGTTTGGCCCAGGTTGATGTACTCCACCCCGTCGCCAAAATCCTCCGGCAAAGCCTCCATCGGGTTATCTGCATCATAAGCCGCCCACGTTTCAGCGACCAAGGCTTGCGGCAATTCCTCCCGCAAGGCCATCGGCAAATAGGGGAAGTACATTACAGGCGTGAAATCGTCGGCTGGTTCAATCACAATTTCCGGCTGAAAGTACGCCCGCTCGATGTCGAGTGATAGGCTTAAATCGGTGCTGGGCGCGGTCATGGGGAGGCTACATCACGCGCTGCCAGAATAGCCGTATACCCGCAATTCGGGTGCTTCATTCGCCGCGCTGGCCCCTGCGGTGCAGACAATCTCAAGCCATACCGGCTTAGCTGCCGGGGTCGTCACCAGTTGAATAGAATCCCCACTTTGCCACGTCCCACCCCAAGCGGCGGCGGGAATGCTGATTAAAGCCGTGCCGCTGTCGGGATTGGTCGGCGCATAGGTCGAACCCGTGGAACCGGAAGCCAAAGTAATGCCCGCATCATCAGAGACAGCGGTGAAGGTCGTCGCCCCGGTAAAGGTGATAGTGATGGTTTGCGATACCGCGCCAATATTCGGTACGGTAATTTGTGCTTCAGCCAAAGTGCCAGCGGCGGACGTGTTGTTCTGCTTGGTCAGCCCGGTAGATACATTGGTCGCTGCCGGATGACTGCACACATAGCTATACACCGTGTTACCGCTCACCGTGCGCGTGGGGTTGTAGGTGTTCGCCAGCGTTCCGGCCAGCGTCACCGTCACCTCGTCGCCATTCCACGACGGTGCGCCGCTGATGGTGTGCTTCTCAATCGTGCCGGTGGTATCATCCAACCCGGTTTCACCCGCCCCAGCTTTGTTGTGGATGATAATCTGATCACCGTTCTGGAATTGGTTATAACTCGCGCCGTCGGTATCAATCACCAGAGTCGAAGCCCCCGCGCTGGCGGTGGTGTTCAACTTCCCGGTGCCATAGCGCCGCGATGCGCTGACATCGGCCCAAGTGTCGGTCAAGCTTGCGGTCTTCAGATTCGCCACAAAGCCATTGCCGCCCAATTGCGCCGCCAAGTAAATCAAATGGCTACCACTGGTAATATTTTCACTATCGGCCACATGGTCAAAAATTTTGTATCTCCGCGTACTGCCCGCCGTCCGCTCGGATTCGGTAAAGTCCGCAATCAAACCCGCCAACACGCCGCCAGTAATGATGCTGTCCCAGTCCATCTTGCCACCGTGGGCGGTGGTCTGCGTGGTGTTTTTGGCTGGTCGAAAAATATGTTCTGCTCGTGCAATTGGCATGTGTCACCTCTTTGGTAATTGTTGCATTTTGTCCCCTCTCCCTTGGGGAGAGGGCTAGGGTGAGGGTGCTAGAAGTGGCTATGTGCCGTGTTCAAGCACCCTCACCCCAACCCCTCTCCCCAAGGGAGAGGGGCATAAGCGTTAGCTTTTCACCCACCCCGCGCCCTTATCTTTTGCCGTGGTCAAACGGCTATCGCCTTGGATGTGAAAATCGGCGGTCACGAAATAAATATCACCTTCATAAGTATCCTCAGCCGCGTCCGGTGTGCGGGTGAAATTCGCGTCGATGATCGCATCCGGCTCCAGATAGGCCGCTAAACCGTTCGGCAAGGGCAATTCTATGATGTGATTCGTGTTGGTGGTGTAGTTCGCCGGGGTCATGGTGTAAGTTAGCGTAAACGGGCTGGAATACGCCCCGTTTGCCAGCGCCGCGAAGAAGGTCACGACGATGACGCAATTGCCAGCGCTGGTATCTTCAAAATCCGTATGGAGGTGGAAATACACCTCGCCGTCCTGCTGTCCCAGCTTGATGTCGTGCGGGATGTGATATTTCATCACTAGGGTTTTTGCGCCCCCGGTGTTGGTCGCGGCCAGCGCTCGGCGTCCGGTAGGCAGAATCACAAAAGCCCAACCCCCTGACCCGTCATCCTTGGCCCAAATCGGCTCCAGGTCAAACCAGCCTGCGTGATAGTCCGCATGTTCATCATACGGCGTCACCCGCACGGCTAACGTGCCATTGCTGGCCTGATGAATCACAAACGCGACCGGCATGGCAAGCTCGGCAAGCTCCGGCGCAGTGGCGGTCAATGCGCCAGCGGTATCGGGGGAAATATACAGCACCGTCCCATCAGCCCAGGCTGAGGTATCCACGCCCCTGAGTGAACCAATCGCCAGCACCTTGCCGTCGGCGCCGCTGGCAATGTCTTCATGCGTTACGCCCAAGAGGTACTTGGTAGCGGCTTTGCTGCTGCCGTCCATCGGTGATACGGTGATACGACCAGACGCGCCGACGGTGCCGGAAGCCTGTACCCAAGTGCCTTTAGCAATCGTCCCCGGCGTTAAATTCCGCACATGGTAGAAAAGCTCCTGGTTTAGATAGGTCGTGTCACCATTCATCACCAGCGAAATAGTTTCCTGGTCAACATCCCATGCCAGCGTGCCTTGTGTGCCGGTGCCCCCGGTCAGTTGTAGCTCGTCAATATCGACATGCGACGGCAGCGCATGAACATGATCGTCGCGGCTTGCAGTGGTACTCACCCCCGCAGCGGCGGTGCCGATGTCTTGCGGGATAGCTTCAGATACCGCTGGCCCGGTCTCACCTTGCGGCCCCTGCGGCCCGGTTGCCCCGGTATCGCCTTTGCGCCCGACGGCAATCTCGACCTGATAACTATTTTCGCTGATTTGGATAACGGTACTCATCGCGTCACATCCGGGTAAACGGTCATTACCCCGTCAAACACGGTCTGCACCGTGCCATCCGGCCAAGTGATTTCAACATCTAACAAATAATCCCACGGATCAACATTCAACACCCGCCCGACAATGCGCAGCACCCCGTTGACCGCATCAAACAGCAAAATACTATTGTCGGCAGTCGTCCAACTCGCCGTCGCGGCGGTGTCGGTATACTGCTTACGCAACTGCATCCGCACCGTTGCCCCGGTCAAATCTCGCGGCACCGCATCTTCGGTAATGGTCAGGTCAAACCCGCCCCAGGTGTCGCCGCGTTTCGTTGCTGGTAGTCTGGTCATGTTGCACAATCCGTATGTGAATTATGAATTATGAATCATTCATAATTCATAATTAATAATTAATAATTACCGCGTAAACAGCGCCAACGTCCCATAAAATTTATCATTCGACGGATTCAAGCGCCACCCGCGCTGCTCAAGCTGCAACCCGCCGCGTTCAAAATCAATTTGTACAGTATATACCAATTCATCCCAAACGAAACTAAACACCGCTTCCGGCCCGGAATCCACCAACGCTTGCAACGTCTGCACATTGGCATAGGTCAACCACTGCCGACCCCGCGCCCACTCCAACGTAACCGGACGCCCGGCGATCAGGCTCTGACCCGATACCACCAAGCCACCGCCCGTTGTCCGGCGTTTAGTTTGACGCACCGGCACATGCTGAAAACGGTCAACCCAATCCGTATTGGTTGGCAAGGCAGTCCCGTTTAATGTTCTCGCCATTTTAGCGCCCCTCTATCGCTCGTAGAATCAAACTCGCGGCGGTGATTACCCATTCCAAGAGCCGTAGACAATTAACAATTAACAATTATCAATTGCCAAGCTCGCCGAGTGTACTTAAAAACCCGTTCATACTATTCCGCTCACCCAACAACGTCAGTCGTCTGTTACCGTTGGCACTGGCAAGATTCAGCGTGAACTCGCCCAAGCTGACAGCTTTCCCGCTGACACTCCCCCCCGTCGCAAACTTCGCCACCGGCCCGTAATTCATCCGGTCAAGCAAAGGCCGAAACGCGGCGGCGGCTTTCTTGTTGATGACGTACTCGCCCGCTTCCAGCAGTGCCGGTATGCGGTCGCCGCCTCCATAGCCAGGGATAGGCCCGCCCGTGGCGAAGCCGGGGACTGGGCCACCAGTGCGGAACCCTGGAGCGCCTGCGGTTTGAAAATTCACCGGGATAGTAATGGGCTGTTTCAGCTTGTCCAGGTCCGCTTGCAGCTTGGCGATTTCGCTCTGTGCGGCGGTGATGTCGGCTTTCACATCGAACTGACCCAGTTGCGCCGCTTCCAACACCTTACCCGCGCCGGTTTCGATTTTTTGGGCGTTGATTTCGGCAAAGGTCAGCTTAAGGTTTTCCAATATCGCATTGGCCTTGTCTACGTCCTTCAAGCTGCCCGTCAGGTTGCGCACGGTGTTGGCAAGCTCTTCCGCGCCCTGGGTTTCACCAGCGGCTAATTTTTCCCGCGCCGCTGCAATCTTTTCGTTAATCTCCGCTTCGATGTCGGCTTGTTGTCCGGCCTCGGTCAAGGTCTTGCGGCGGTTCTGGCGTATCTGCTCGTCAATGCCGTTTAAGGTATCGGCCAGCGACTCGTTCAAGCGCTTGATTTCATCAATTGCCTGCTGTTCGATTTGCGCCCACTCTTGCGCCGTCAGCTTCACGGCGGCGAGTTTCCAGGTATTGAAATCGGTCTGGTTTTTAATCAGTTCGCCCAAGTATTGCTTGTTGGAGGCAGCAAGCTCTTTATCGCTTTTCTTGGTCAATTCAGCCAGCTTGGCTTGTTCGCTGGCGAGTTGGTTTTCTAACTCAATCCGCTTTTGCCCGTCGGCAATGGCTTGCTCTGTTTGCCCGCCAAGCGCTCGATACGCTTCAATATAAGTCTGGTAATTTTGTCCGGTGGCGGTATTGATAGCGGCTAAGCGGTTGCTATATTCGGCCAGGCCCTCGTTAAGCTGCGCCCCTTCTTCGTCCAGGGCTTTAATGCCCTCTTTCAAGCGGTTGATGCCGGTCAATTCATCTTTGAACTTCAGAATCTCAATCAACGCGCCCACGGTCGGCAATAACACCGAGTTGACCACCGGGGTCAATTCCACGGCTAACTCGGTGAAGGCGTTGCTTAAGCGGGCAAAGCTGGCAACAGCGGTGCCGCTCATATCTTCCGACGTGCCTTTGAACTGTTCCAAGCCGGGGATGAGGTAGTTAATAAACTGCTCTGATGTGACTTTCCCATCATTAACCAAACGACGTAACGACCCGGAAGCCAGCCCATTGGCCCGCTCGACGGCTTGCATTAATCCTGGCGTGGCCTCAAAGACCTGGTTAAATTCCTCAGCCCGCACAATCCCAGAAGCCAGCGCTTGACTCAAGCCGTAATTGGCCTGTGCTAGTTGGTTCTGCCCAATCCCCAAAGCCGCTGCCGCTTCGGCAAAGCCCTCGGTCAATTGCCGCGCCTGCTCGACGGTGATTAACCCGCCCTCCACCTGCACCAAATACCCGGCGTAACTTTGCTTAAGCCCCAGCAAATCCGCATTCAAGCGGTTAGCGGTTTCTGACAAGTAATTATTCGTTTCGGCGAACGCTTCACCCTCACCCACCACGCGCTTGATACGGGTTTCCAGTTGGGTATTGGTCATGATCCGATTGAAGGCATCGCTGGCAAGCGACAACGCCGAGCCAATGCCGACAAATTGCAGCGCCAAGCCTTTGACCTGGCTACCAAGTGAAGTGGTGACGTTCTGAAAGCCTTGCCCGGTTTGCTCCAGCTTGCCGTCCAGCTTGTCGATTTGCTGTTGCGCCGCGACCCAGGCTTTGCGCACGTCAGCGGCGGATGCGGTGCCGCTGTTTTTAATGGCTTGGTAGGCATTAAGCGTTGCGGTTTTCTGTTTAGCAATATCAGCCGATGATTGCACGCCTAAAGTTTTGAAAGCGTTTTCAACAATATCGCTGGATTTTTTAGCCTGGTCGCCAATGCCCTTAAAATAGTCTTTTAATTTATCACTGGCATTTGAAAACGCGCCTTCAGCAGTTTTTGCGGCGGCTTGCGCTTGACGGCTAAAATCAGCAAGTTCACCACTCGCCGCATTCTCCGCTGAAATCCGTATTTTAAGGTCTAAATCACTCACCATTCCAAGCCTCAATCGCCGTGTAATACAGCGTAAACCCATATTCCCAGATACGCGGATGCGCTTGCGCCAAGCGTAACGCGTTGGTTTCTAATACGCGGCGGGGACTGTCGCCAGTCGCGTCACTGCCGTCCACACGCTCTCCATGCTGCGCAAAAAAGGGGACAACTCTTTCAGCGCCTCCCAAATCTCCGACAATTCCGACTCGCTCAAATCATCAAACCCCATCCCATGCGGAAACAACACCAACTCACCCCCGCGCCGCTTCACGGCGTCCCAGTGTTCGCCAAACAAGGTCAACGCATTCAAGCCGGACAAATCCCCGGCAGGCTCCAGCGCGGCTAAAAAATCGCGTAACTGGCTGACTGTCGGTTCTTTGATGATTACGGTCTGGTTGTTGATTTGCACGGTCTTGGTGAGTTGCATGTGTTCTCCGCTATTCATCCCCTGCATTAATCCCCTCTCCCTTTGGGAGAGGGCAGGGTGAGGTTATTAGGTGATGGGCTGGGAATAGTCGCGCCTAATTGCTAAGCGTACTGTTTACGATTAATCCGCAAATAAGCCGATTCCCCGGTTCCCTTGGTGGTATCCGCTTCAAGATTAAGCGTCACCTGCTGTACCTTGAAATTCTGATCCAGAATCGGGAACGACCCCGGTGCAAATTTGAACTTCCACACATCGGCAAATTCAGGATTTGCGCCGCGTACCTTGTTATCCAGCACAAAGCGGGCTGTAAAGTACTGGCTAAAATCGGTATACGCCTCGATCACGTCGCTGGCTTCATTGGTGTAATCCACATGAATGTTGATGGTGTCGGTCAGCGCGGCATCGGCGTCAATTTCAATCTGACCACCAGCAACAATCTCCAACCCGCCCTGATGAACAATATAATCATCCGTCACGGTGTAGGTTGTCAGACCGTCAACTGAAGTCACCACCGGCGCGGGACTGGCTTTAATCAAGCGGTTCAACCGTACCAAATAATTCACCGGCGAAGCATAAACGGCTACCACTTCATTGCTGATTGCCGCACTGGCGACGGCGGTCTTGGTGCCGCTCAACATGCGGGCAAACATCTCGCTATTGAAGTTGTACAACGAACAGGTGATATTCACCGCATTGACGTTGGAATCGGTTTCATAATCGCCACCGTCGTCGGTGGTCAAATTCGGAATCACGTCTTTCTCGACATCGGCTTCATACGTCGCCTCGGCCCATGCGCCAATGTCCAATAATGCGGGCTGGTTGTACAGTCCGAGCATGAATTTACCGCGCATCTTGGCGGCAAAGAATTGTTCTGCGGGTAATGCCATCGTAAAAACTCCTTTGTACAATTAACAATTAACAATTAACAATTAACAATATTGGTCATTGCTAATTGTAAATTGACTGGTTGCTGTAGCCGGTAAAAAACCGCAAGCGCCACAAATCGAAAAACTTATTTCCCCCGGCACGATCCAGCGCCGTGAAATAACAAGGGAACTCCATCCCGGTCGCTTCAAAATCCGTCAACGCTGCCGCAACCGCATCGCGCTGCGCTGCCAGCGTGGTCATGTCGCCGGGGGATACGGCCAAATAAACGCTAAAATTCGCCTGTACGTTCTGCAAAGTCTGCACCCCGCTCAATTGCGGCGTCCCTGCGGCTTGTTCGCTGTAATCACCCACCACAGCCTCCGGCACCATACAGCACGCCGACAAAAACGCAGTCGCGTCATTGCCGTCTGTTTTTACCGTGACCCGCTCCAGGTCGCCACATTCGGCGGTCAATCGGGCGGCAATGTCAGATAGGTTTAGCATCTAAAAAAATTCCTTATGTCCCCTCTCCCTGATGGAGAGGGTGACGAAATTAAGTCTGGTGATGGGTGCAACTCCATCAAATTGACGGAAATTCTCCGTCGCGCCGTGTACCGGGTGTTTTTAGCATCCCTGGCATTCTATTTGTGTGCGCCTTAAGGTGGACGATTTTAGAATGCACGGCCTTTATACATGCGCCACACGTTGCGCAGTGCAGGGCTTTCCTGCATACCAGAAAATCAGGCGAACCGCGCCGCCACTTTGGAGTTGTCGCGCTTACGGAGAACGAGGATTTGCAGCGACGCGGTTCATAAAATTTTTTCAATTAACAATTATCAATTATCAATTAATGCACCCGGCATCGGCACCGGGCCAAGCCACAGGGCATCCAGCAATTCATCTTCAGTAAATTCCCGCTCACACCCGCAAAACTGCGCCGTCAGGCGGTCGAACTCGTCGATGTGAACCTTTGCCAAGTCCGGCAAACCGTCATTCACCACACCCACCTGACACCAATACCACCCGGCGCAATCGGGAAAACCAGGCTCTTCATTGTCAATTGTCAATTGTTCATTGTTCATTGGTAAATGGGTCGCTCAAGTTCAACGAAAACCACGGCTGTTGCTGCTTGCTTGGCCTCGGCGGGAGGTTGTGTGAACTCTCGAATATCCAACATGAATCCGGCCACGGCGCAATCTTGGCCGGTGGTGTTGTGGGTATCGACCCAAGTTCTAAACTGGTCAAACAAACTAAATTCGGCCTCTTCCACTTGCTCACTCGTCACCGCCTCGCCGGGGGTTGTTGCGGTCAAGCGCTGCACCAGCACCGCTTGAATTTGATGCACGCCTGACCTGTCATCGAACGTCGCACCGCGAGAGTTCACCACGATTAAACCGGCCTTCGCTTCGGCGTCCGTGTACTGCATCCACTTGCGCCGTTCGCGGGTCACGATTCGCGTGGGATACGCGGCTTGTAACCCGATCACGATGGCATCCATGACGGTAGTGAAACTCATGGGGCATAACCCAACAGCAGGTAGTTATCCGGATCATACCTGTACGGCACCGGGGATTGAATATCCACCGCCCACCCATCGGCGGTGACAACAAAAGCGTGGCGCTCATCGGTCACAAACAGACTGCTATCCCGCATAGATACCGTGACCGTGCGGCAATCGGCGCAATTCATCATCGCTACGGCGGCAAAATCGCTGCAATCGAAATGACGCCCGGCGCGTTTGGCTTGATGCCACGCGTCCAGCGCATTGATATTCAGCGCCTGCGCCTCGGCATAACCCGCCTGCCCGGTGTCGAAAGGCGTTTCAAACACGCTGGCGCAACTGGTCAGCATGACTACGAGTGAGAGAAGAATGATTTTTTTCATGATGCTACTCTGATGTTTCTGATAATTCCTGCGCCGTCAATATCCGCCGTGACGTTGGGCGGCAAGGCCGCGCCGTGGGTGACTGTGGTATTGAGGGGAATCCCGGCGTTAGCCAATTCCGGTGCGCCGATTGGATTCAGGTTCACAGTCATGCCGGAATGCACACCGTTGTTGGTGCCGTCGTGTCCGGTCTGCGTGGCGTTGTATTGCACTCGGCCTGTCACGGTCGCCGCCGCGCCGGTGGCTGACATCGTGTATCCGCTGGCAGGCGTCAGCGGGATAAATACGCCGCCGCTCAACGTGTACCCGTGTTGGTTGTTGGTGTCGGTTCCACTGCCATCAGTAAACGTGGCGTGCGTGACGCCGCCGATATGCGTACCGTGGTAGCCATTGCCGCTAATGTCGTAGGCAGTCGTGCCGGTGACTTCCGACATCGGGTAAGTGAAAACGTTCGCAGCACCGATTGACACACTATAATTATAGAGTTTTCCGACCAACAGGTTACCACCCAAAGCACTTCCAATGTCACATCGCGTTGCAGTTATAGGCGCAGACTTGCCGGATATGTCTATTGATTTTACAAATGCATTATTGACGTACAGTGTCGCTGTCGCACTGCGCAAAATGACAATTTTTAATCGGTATTTTGCTGTCGCTAGTAACGGCGTCACCGTCAGCGTAAACGCCGCAAAACCGCTTCCGTCATCAATACCTAAAACTAAGGCACCGATTGAGTTGGTGTAAATCTGAATCCGATTAGTTGCCGCGTTATTTCCGAAATAAAATATAGACGGCGCTGCTGCGAACGAATCAAAAATAGCATCGGTTTCAATCGTAAAATCAGCAGTGCCCAAACTGGCAACAACAGGAACGGATAAATACGCAGCAGACGCAAAAGCCAACGCCCGCCCAGGCTGCACCGCCCGCGCCGATCCCGTGCCGACAGCATCCACCACAGCCCCAGCGCTAACATTCTGCGCCAACGTCCGCTTGTGGCTGAACAGGCATTGCAGCGCACCGTGGGCGGCGTTGTAGGCCGCAGCTATCCGGCCCTTCTTCATGCGGTCAACTCTCCATCGACATCAAACACATTCGCGGCCCGTGCCGTAATCATAAACGCGGCGTGCTGGCGCAAGGTCTTTTTGCCAGTCTGATTAATCGTCGCACCGCCACCGGCTGTCAGCGTAACTTGTCCGGCTCCGGTTTGGCGACCGTAAACAATATCGCCCTCGGCAAACACATCAGCGGGGATAGTCAGCGTAATAGCAGCGGCATTGCTCAGCATCAATTCAAGCCCTTTGTCGTCCGCCAGTAGTGTATAGCTGGTATCGGTGATGCTCTTGACTGTAATACTGTCAGCGGCGGCACCGCCAGCACCTTCACCCACATAAGCCGGTGACGCATCGAAATCCAGCCACTTACCCGCCCGCTCGTCGGTCACGAAGTCGGTGCCTGCGGTGTGATTGATTCGCGCCTGTTTTAATCCTCCGCGCCAGGTGACGATGTCATTTTCCGTGTAGGCTTTACCGGCTTGCCAGTAGGGATACGATGCTAAACTGCTCATAATTTCGACTCGATTTCACGTTTCAAACGCGGTAATACTTGCGGTTCGATTTCTTCCAGCGCCGGGCGCATGAACGGTTGTTCCTTCACGCCTTGCGCCTGGATGTGCTTGCCAATATGCCAAGCCGCGTAAGCGATTCGCACCGGGTCAGATTCAATGTTTTTACCCTTCACCCACTGCTCCAGCGCGTAAAGCCGTTGGTATGTCAGCGCCTCGCCCTGATGCCCGCCGCCGAACTCAAGCCCGGCAGCATAGCGTTGACCGGCATTGACCTCCCACAGCAAATCATTCAGCCGATTCGGCTTGATGCTTTGCGCCAGCGTGGAAGTAAACTTCGGCGCTTTTTGCCGCGCCAAGCTCGACGTTTTACCCGCCGCCCAAGCCACCACCCCGGCCAATACCGTATTCACCAGCGCCGGGTCAAGCTTGGCAAGGTCGTTCTTCAAAATACGGGCGTCGATGTTCATTGTTAATTGTCAATTGTTAATTGTTAATTGATTATTTCCCATCATCATCATCCACCAAACACACCCCGCAATCCCGCGCCACTTGCGCCAATTCATCCAACGAAATCGCCAACGGCGCGGCGGTCTCGGCAAAGTTCACCCCGTTGGCAAGGCGAAAGCCGATTTTCAGCGCTTATTTGCCGCTGATACGCCCGTCATCAGCGAGGGATTCAATCGTTTCCGATACCACCGGCCCAATAGTGGAGAAAATGCGCTTTGCGGCTGACAGTTGGTTTCTCATGGTTTGCCCTCGTTCTGGTTAATTCGCTGCTGCGTTTTGGCGCGGCGGTGGCGTGCTTCTTCAATCAATTGGTGGATTTCCTCTTCGGTAAATTCCCCGCTATCCATCATTCTGCGCACTTCGCTACTGTCAGAATCGGCGCTTTTGCTTGGGGGGAGGTGATGCGTTTGCAGTTGATGGTGGAATCGCTTTGTCATCACCTCGGATACTGCATTGATGCCCATGAACCCGGCCATCACGCCCAGGCCGACCAGTAAAATGATTTTCTCGTTCAGTTCTGGAGCCATCCACAAGGCGAAAGCCCCGCCCGATAAAGCCGCCACCGCGCCGCCGATAGAATGCTTAATCGCGTTGCGGGTGGTGATTGGTACATCGGTATTAAAAAGCCGCGCTAGCCCCCCGAACGCGCCGACAATCAGCAGCAGCGCGATCCGTCCCAGTTCTAAAAGCCAGTGATTGTCGTGCATTATTCATGGTTTTTGATGGCGGTTAAAACTTCCGCGAAAAATTCTCGGTTCTCAAATTGCGTCCAGGCAAACATGCCGACGACCAGGATAAAAAACAAAAACGCGAACACCCGGAACAGTTTGCGGTGGCCTTTCTCGATGTTCATGTCGCTCATGATTTGGGATAGGTCATACTCTACCCGTTCAACCCGCGACTGTAACGCCACCATCTGCGCCCGCAATAACGATTCTTCGCTCATGCCCGGCAATATCCAAAGTATTTACCCAGCAGCACGGCATAAACCTGCTGCGCCGATCCATTGATGTCATCCGACCCGCCCATGACAGATACCGGCTCGGTGTAATTGCGCAACATCAACTCATGCACCGCCTCGACCTGGCCCCGCAACAGCAACAGCGGCATGTCTACCGTCGCCACGGTACTGGCTTCGTCCGTCAGCGTGTGCAGCTTGTAGTAGGTGAAGTAACACGCCTCACCATAGCTGGAAATCTCGCTGGCGGTCGGCGCACGGTTCACCTGCAACCCGCGCCCGCTGTCCGTTTCTACAATCCGCAAAAATAACGGCTTATGCAGGAACCCCGCTTGCCAAGGCTGATAATCTTGGCGCGAATCCATCCCCCACTCCGTCGGGCCACGCACGGCAAGCAACGATTCCGGCGCGGCATATTCCCGCTGCCCGGCAACCAGGGTGATGCTGGCGCGAGTGGGACAAGGCCGCCCATCCGGCAACGACAACGCATACAGCGCGTTGTCTACAATCCGCTCAAAATCATCATCAGCGGCGGCGTTTAACACGCGGGCTGCGTCGTGCAGACTCGCTTTCAGCGTCGCTATCAGTGTTGTCCGTGTCATCGGCTTGCGGTTCGGGTTGGGGTTGGGGTTTCAATACGTCGATTTCTACAGTCTGACCGGGGCGGACGGTGACGCCCTGGTAGACGATGGGTTCTTTGCTGTTGTTGGTGACTGTTGCCATTAATCCTCCATCTGTTCCAAACACCCTCACCCCAACCCCTCTCCCCAAGGGAGAGGGGCTAAAGCAAGGCTAAAGCTTACCGCGCCACACGCGCCGTCGCGCTATACAGCACGATAGACGTATAAGCCGCTTTCAACTGCGTCGGCGTATGAATGGCTACCCACTCGCTACCGTATGCGCCTTTCTGGCCGGTAAAGTTGCCGTTGAAATCGGTCAGGTTTTCCAGTTCGCCCATGCTCCACGGTTTCAGCATACGGAAACGAGTCGTGCCTTTCTCGCCGATGACCAGGCGGTTATCACCCAACCACAAACCAGGGGCGCGGCTGTTGAAGTTTTCCGTATCCCAGATAAAGCCCAAGGAACCATCGGCGCGTAAGTTCGTGTTGGTGCCGTCCTTATAGCAGTATTGGAAGTTCTCAGCCTGGCGGATTTGATTCATCACCGTGCGGGACATGATACCCATGTTCGCCATGTGATAGCGGCTATCGGTAATCAACGCCTGACGTAAGCCGTACTGATACAGGAACGCAGACCACTTGACCTTCGTGGTATCCGTGCCGAGGTCGGTGTCGAACTTCGCCACGTTGGTCGTATAGGTGTAGCTGATGGTATACGCCGTGCCATTCGCCGGGGTTTGCACTGCACCGGCTTGATTCACCAAATAGATTTCACCTAAATTGTGATTCAAAACGTAATAAGTACCAGCAGCCTGCGTGCCGGTGCCGTCATATTCACTCAACGCCACGCTGTTATAGGTCACGGTCACGGCGTTGGTGGTGCTGACGGTAGAGCCAGCCACGTCTTTCACGATACGCGGACGGCAAATCGGCCATTGTGCGGTGATAAAGATGGTCTTGGCGTCGTCGGCTTGCAATTCCAGGTTTTCGTTGCTGACAGCCACGGTGCTGTACTCGTCGGAAGCCTGCAAAATTTCGTCGAAAATGCTGGCGTCTTTCGCTTCACCCACCACGCGGACGGTGTTGCGCATGTTGTCGGCGATGGCGTCCCAGTCGCGGCCATAGCCCGCTAACAAGCGATATTCGTCAGACATTTTCACCGACAGCTTGATCGGAATCGGGTACGTGTTTTCAGAGGTCATAATCTCCTGCGCCTTGCCGATTGCGCTACCTTCGTAAATCCGGGTAGAGGCTTTCGGCGACAGCACGCCCGTCGAGGCTCCGCCTGCGCTGGTGGTATCACGATAGGAATAGGCAATGTCAACAATATTGGAATACTCGCGTGTGCCGACATCACACATTTCCAGGCCGACCATTTGGTACAACGTTTCGCGGATGACTTCACGCACATAAGAAGTCGGCACCGAGGCATCAGCAGCGACAGCGCTACCAGCGGCCAAGCGCTTGATGTCGCGCATGTCGTTGACGTAGCGGCCGGCCAGTTGCTTCATCAGCTTGTGTTCATTCAACAATTCCGGTGCGTTGTTACGGTCGAACTCAGCCAGCACGGCGTCTGCCAACTTCTTGTTGGCTTCGGTGCGGGGTTCGCTCTTGGCCATACCCGTCGCCATGCGGATATGTTCGCTCAATTCCTTGACTTCATTGGCATGAGAGACAGACACGCGCCCATAAGCGCCGCCACCAACACCGCCACGCGCTGCCAGATAATCAGCCGCGCCCTGGGTTTCACGCACATGCGCCAACTGCACGGCGGTCTCGGCCAAGCGTTTCACCACACCGTCCGGCATGTCGTGGGTAATGCCCGCTTCAGCAATCGCCAGCGCTTTCGCTTCTGCGCTGATTTCCGCGCCATTGACGATTTGAGCGAAAATATCTTTTTTCGCCGTCACCGCTTCGGCAAGCTTGCGGTTTTTTTCCTGCTCGGCGGCGTGGATTTCGGCCAGTTGTTTTTGCACCATTTGCGCCACCGCATTTTGGTCAATGGCCGGAGCCACCGGGGCGGGGTCGGACAGGGTGACGGTGACAGCTTGCTTGCCATCTTCAATGCCAGCGGCAACGGTTTTGCCTGCGTCGTAATAGGTATCGGCCCACGCTTGCAAATCAGCATCTTCGCTCAGCGTCTTGGCTTTCGCCTCAAAGCGCTGCACCAGCGTATCGGCGGTCGTGGCGGGGATATTCAAGCCGCCCAGGTCTTGGCGCAATTTTGCGCTTACGTCATTCAACTTCATGGTATGTACCTCTTCAGGTTGTGAACTTGCCGGGCGGCATTGCTCGGCATCTAAAAGACTGCATTCAGATAATACGATTTCATTTTGACCCTTCTGCACCGGGCGAATGGTCAAACCCCCACCAATCAGCAGCGGCCCCAAGCTGGCCCCGCTTTCGTTGTCGGTGTAATTGTCGGCATATTCGGCGGACAGGTAGCGGAAACCGCGCTCCTTAACTGCCTCTAAGCCAAACGGGGTAAATTCCAGATT